TGTTCTTTATTGTATCCATATTTCCATTTTTTACCACGGTTCATCCGTGTGATTGTTGTTTTCTTTATTGGTTCTACAACCTTAACTAAACTTTGATTGTACATTACTTAGATCTGCCTTCTGCGAATCCTTTAAAAGCTTTTTTCTCTGTCTTTTCAGGTGTTTTGCCCTCAAGCAAGTTTTTTTCTTCTTGGATTCTGTTAAGTATTTCAAACGCGTCAAATATTGCTAATTTTTTAGTAGCTGCGGCGTTTTTAAGTCTATCAGCAGAAACATCATCTTCTGTGTTAGTAATAATCTTTTCTTTAGCAACGTTGATTAGTTCTTCAACTGCTTTCTGCCCAGCTTGGATTATAAGCTTCTTCGTTTCCTTCGTATTCATATTTAATTGTAATAAATTTATTTAAAACTCTATATAATCTTTTACCATCGATTACAAACTCGTAAGTTGAAAAAGGCGTAAAACCTACAATATCATTAACTTCATTAATGCCATCAGTATATTTAACTATGCCTATACACTTTTCTTCTTCACCTGGCTTTAGTTTATCTCTTTGCTTTATTGGTTGAACAAAACAATATCCATCTGTAGCTAACCATTTATTATTTCTTTTATACAAAAATATTTGATCTGGCTTTACAAGATACGTGTTTTCGTTAAAATAACTTCTACTATTTTTTTCAACACCTTTAACAT